TGGAAGCCCATTTCAGCGGGTAGTTGTCGGTTACAATGAAGTATCCATCATGGGCGAGATTGTCATTATAGGTCTTAGTGACACTCTGAATTTTGCTCATGAGACCATTCTATCACGACAATAAGGGAATAACACAATGACCTACACCCAGCTAGTAACCCCGAACCCCGATATTCCGTGTGAACCTGGCTGGTGCCTGCAGTATGTGCGTCAGGCATTCTACGCATACGCGGTGGAACCAACAGCAACGGCAGCGTGGAACAACGCCCAATACAAGCATGATGCAAGCGAGCCTATCCCAGGCGGCGTCTACGTGCCGATATGGTTCTCGCTGGAAACGGAACCTGCGGGCCACGTAGCGTTGATGGCTCCGGACGGTTCGGTCTATAGCACATCGGACCCTGTAGCCACCACACCAACCCACCACGTCAACCTGGCTGATCTTATTCAAGCGTATGCTAGGTATAATCCGCTGAACTATCTTGGTTGGACGGAAGATATTAGTAATGTCCGTGTTATTGAATGTGAGGATGATATGCCGAGTTCCGACGAGGTTGTTCAGGATGTGCTGAATTTTGAGATTGATCAGGTGGGGGCTCCGGGGAAGATTACTCTTGGGTCGTTCCTGGCTGAGTATCGGACGAATAATAACAAGGTGGTAGAGAACACCGCTGCCTGGGTGTTGCCTGACGTGCTGGCGCTCCGTGAGATTGTCTCCGCCCTGGCTGTGAAGCAGGGTGTGACGATTGATTATGACGAGATAGCCCGGAGGGTGAATGATGAGGCTGCGAAACGCCTCAAGTCCTAGGAACGTGGAAAACCCCTGTAGTCTCAGCCTCTACAGGGGTTTTCCTATTCAGTTATTATTCAGTTGTGGTACTGCGCTAGTAGTTTAACACAGGTTACGCGCCCTGCTGTCGGTCACTAGCCAGCGTTTTCCGGTAGATGCACCAGTAGGAGTGTGCGCCGTTTTCGCAGCCGCATTGGGCGCAGTGGACGGTGAAGGGGAGTGGGGGTTCGCGTTGTTGGCGGTAGTCAGGATCACGGACGGACCTGGACATTAGAGGTTAGCTATCTTGTTGTGCCACGCCGCGTGGAGCGTGTGCATGGTGATTTTGACGTATGCGCCGCATTCCTGGCAGTCAGATACGGGGATAGTGGAGCGCCCCAACCCTGCTGACTGTGCGGGCGGGAACAGTTCCAACGCGGTAAAGATTTTCCAGTCCTGTCCCTTGCGGAACTCCTCCAGGTTGGTGCCCGCGTAATGCTCAACCTTTGGTTGCACCAGTTCGATCCGGTAGTCAAACCGGGGATCGCTCTTTTCGTATTCATCGATCGTTTCGTTGATTTCAACAAACGTGTCAGCTGTTTTGGGCATGACCCATTCGTTATGTGTTTCAGGGTCGGTGGCGACAATGCAGTAGACGCTCATGCGTTGATTTTCCTTCTAATCGTGTGGCGTACCTGACGGTATTTTACAGCCTGAACCGTCACAGGGTCATCAATAAGTTCCGTGGCGTTGCACCACTCCGTCAAATTCCTGACCGTGGGTTTCTCCTGGAAGTTTTTCGCTTTGATGCTGGCGAATAGCATCATCAACTCGACTAGGGCCATTCCTGCTGTGCGGATATTTGGCATTAGAGGATCGCCTTTCCGCACCGCTCACAAATGAGCACGGACATTTCATAGGGGTTGGTGGAGGCTACGTCTGTGAACGTGTGTTCACGCCATTTGCATCCAATCAGCCAGCACAACAGTTTCATTTCTTGGATTCCCCATCTTCTAGGCACTTGACGGAACAGGCGTCATATTCTTTTCCACTGTTCCAGGTAACGTGGAAAGGTGTTTTACCCTCTTTCCCGCACACGTCGCAGATGTTGACCATGCTCACAGCTTTACTCCTTTGTTGGCTTGGGTTTGTGCGTTCCGGTCCCATACTGTTGCGTTCGGGTCCGGGTCCAGGTAGCTGTCAACGATGCCAGCAACGCTAATGAGTATGATTGCGGCGAGCATGAGGAAGAAGAGTGTTAGCCCCATCTCGAATGCGTTGTATGGGTCGATCATGGTGTGTCCCCTAATTGGCTGGTGTATATACGTAAGTCTAGTACAGCAAGCCGCAGAATCACACCCCATCCCCTTATTACGTGGCCAAAATATTTTGTTACGGCAATGGTGTTGCACGATCCCATTGGATGCGTGTAATGTCTGTTGTGTACCCGGAACAACGGGAACAACCACTGGGAACGTGACGTAAGTTACTCAGGTTTCTGGTGGTACAGTACCTATGTACGCCGCGTTGACGTGCATATTCATCGACTTTTGAAAGGGTCGCCACAATGACTGAAACCACCACCGCCCCCGTTTCCACGGATGTTGCTGTCCTGGACACCGCAACGGACTCGGCTGTCGCCCAGGAAATCCGCAACCTCGCCACCAACAACGTGGCGTTTTACTCCACCATCGTTGGGGACAAGTTCGAGGACCGCGTTGCAACTATTGAGGCAATGACCAACTCCCTCCCCATCAAGGAGAACATCAACAAGACGATCAACCTCGTCAACGTCATTGTTCAGTCCGTCCCCATGGCCGATCAGGTGACCGGCGAAATCAAGGATCAGCCGCGCATCATCCTGTTGGATGCTGACGGCACCGCCTACCACGCCATTTCCGGTGGCCTGTGGCGGTCGGTGCAGAACATCCTGGGTATCCTCCCCCACCCCTCCACCTGGCCCGCACCGCTTCCACTCCACATCGTCAGTGTGAAGGGTCGCCAGGGCGACTTCTACACTGCAAAGATGGGCAGTGCCCCCAAGAAGTAGGTAGTAGCCCATCATAATTTCATAGAACGGGGGATAACGGGGACCACACTAACCGTGTGGTCCCCGTTCGCGTCTCATGGCCTCAGAAAATATTGAAAGTATCCGCGCCCGGGTGGCCCGCAAGGAAGCGAACGCCGCCCGCAAAATCCGACGCAACGTTGCCAAGGGCGTGACTGACCTTCCCGGTTCCAAGTTTGACCCCCGCACCGACAAAGATGTAACGAAAATGCGGACACGTGACCTCCAGGCCTACGAACGACGGTTGGATAGTTTCACCAGCCGGTCTACACAGTTTGAGGCAGGGTCCAGGGGCGCACCACTTCCCCGCCAGAAATGGCAAGCGTACAAGCAAAGTGAAAACGCGGTGCGGGATGCGTTCAATGCGGCGCTTGACCCGCTCCGCAACATCCCGCTCCCTGGTCCGGGGGATGAAACGATCGGTATCCGTCAGGACAAGGTACGGACCAAACACCCCACCGCCGCAAACATCGGCTATGTGCCACCGGAGCGTAAACCGTTCAATGTGAAAGACGTGGACGCCCTGGACAAACTCACCAAATCCAACCGCAAGCGCATGACAAAACGGTGGAAGGGTGACGAGTACAAAAGGGCACAAAATGAGCTTATGCAAATGGTCTCAGTGTTTGAGGACGACGCCTTGAATAAGTCAGTGGTGGGGATGACAAAGGGACAGTTTGATGTTCTGTGGAACATGACAGGGTTTGCCGACAAAATGAGCATCACATACCACCATTACCAGAAAAAATACACGCCTAAACAGCAGATGCCGCAGGAATTGATTGACACAGAACTGGCACAGGCGAAGGAACTCATTACCTGGGTTAAACAGCTTGACCTCTAAGTAGAACCATTAAGGGTCGCCACAAACCCGTTTAGCAGAAAAAGGGCTTATTGTGTCCGGGGACAAACGCAGTGAGTACGTCGCAGACTTTGAGACCACCACCACACCGGAAGATTGCCGGGTATGGGGGTGGGGCCTCGCCAACATCCACACCGCCGAAACCGTGTGGGACGTTGAACTCGGCACCACGATGGATTGGTTTCTCTCCAGGATTACCGAAGAAGATTCCGTAACCTATTTTCACAATCTGCGCTTTGACGGGGTGTTCATTGTGGACCGGCTGGAGAACGACGGTTACCAGTGGGTGGAGGAAAACCCCCGCCCGGGTGAGTACACCACGCTGATAACCGATCAGGGCGCGTGGTACAGTATGACGGTTGCATGGCGGAACGGGAAGCGCACCGAATTCCGCGATAGCGCCAAAAAGCTCCCCATGACAGCGGAGCGGGTAGGTAAAGCTTTCAAGCTTGACGAGCAAAAAGTCAAAGTGGGGAAAGACTTCTACCACCTGCCGCGCCCCATCGGCCACCAGCTAACCATGCAGGAGCGCACCTATATAGCCCACGACGTTCTAGTGATTGCCAAGGCAATGCGCGTTCAATTGGGGCAGGGCATGACCAAGCTTACCGTGGGTGCCGATGCCCTGAACGAGTATAAAAACGTCGTGGGCAAAAAGGTGTTCCAAAAACTTTTCCCCATCCTCCCCGAAACCATGGACGCCGAAATACGGCGTGCGCTCCGCGGTGGGTGGACCTACGCCGATACCCGGTTCCAGGGGAACATTGTGGGTGAGGGGCGCACCTATGACGTGAACTCGCTATACCCGTATGTGATGTACAGCAGGAAACTGCCCTATGGTGAACCGGTGTGGTGTGAGGGTTTACCGGAACCGACAAAGGATTACCCGTTGTTCCTGGTATCCATCACGTTCACGGCGAAACTCAAAAAAAATCACGTTCCCTGTATCCAGGTCAAAGGATCATCCCGGTTTGTCAACACGGAATACCAGCGTGTCATTGAGGACCCGATAACACTCATGGTCACCAACGTTGACCTGGAACTGTGGGAAGAACAATATGACATGGATATCCTGGCGTATAACGGCGGCTGGCTGTTCAAAGCACAGCCCGGATTCTTTCACGCCTACATTGACCATTGGATGGAAATTAAGATCAATTCCACCGGTGGTTTGCGGGAACTCGCGAAGCTCATGCTGAACTCACTGTTTGGGAAATTCGGCACCAACCCGGAAAAGGCGGGGAAGCGCCCCGTCCTGAAAGACAAGGTGGTCCAGTTTGAGCAACTGCCGCCGAAGATGGAAAACCCCATCTACACAGCAATGGCTGTATTCATCACCGCTTACGCCCGCGCGATCACCATCCGGGCGGCACAGGAGCACTACCCGTGGTTTGCCTACGCTGACACCGACAGTCTGCACCTGCTGATTGACCACGACCCGCCCACCCTGGACATTGACCCCAGCAAGCTTGGGGCGTGGAAACGGGAATACCGGTTCTCCCAAGCGCTCTTTGTGCGGGCCAAAACCTACACCGAAGTAGCGTTCCCTGGTGAATGCCACGATGATGACGAGGACCACGAGCATAACCCCGCCGGGTGCCACATCACGCGCATTGCCGGATTGCCGGTGAATATCACCAAAACGATGCGGTTTGAACACTTCCAACCCGGGACCACGATGCATGGAAAACTTGTGCCAAAACGTGTACCGGGTGGGGTGATCTTGATCGAAACAGATTTCACAATGCCCGATCAATGAGGTAAGTTTGAAGCATCAATCCGGAACGGTTCCGGGAATAACAGAATGAAAGGTTAGCCACAATGGCCCCCACCGCAAACCCCGCCCCCGCCCGCAAGGGTGTACAGGTCCACGCGACCATCTCCGCTGAAAAGTTCGACGCCCTGGAGGACCACCGCTGGAGTGTTCGCCTCAACATGGTTGACCTTGTGAAGCTCGCCCTTGACGAATACGGACAGCGACACAACCTCCCCGGCTTCGGTGCAGAGCCTGCACAGGCCATTTCCGGGAAGTAATCCAATGAAAGTAGAGATACCCCCGGCTTGCGAACGTGATACGTCAGGTGTCCACGATTTCCAGCCGATTACAGCAGAGATTATTTTCTGCCGTAGGTGTGGGGGATCGGTCCTACTAAGAGACGCTTCCGTCGTCAAAGAGCCGTGACCTGTGAAAACCTGTCCTGTTTCCCATCCGGACGGAACACCTTGAATGGTGCCGGATTGCAGGCTTGGGAGCAACCACTCTAGACAGTCCAGGTTCATTGGTCCGAAACAGAAAACCCCGCCCCGCATTTAGCGGCGGCGGGGTTTTCGCTGTCTACCGTGTATTATAAGAGCGTCCACCAAATACGCAGGAAAGGTTCGCCACAATGGCCCTTGAAGATTTGACCCCCTGGTTTGAAAACCTCCGCAACCCCTCCGAAGCAATTGACGCGGATACCATCATCAATAACATTACAACCGTGTACAATGATGACATTTCCATCAGGGACGCCGCAGTCCAGGCGCGGGAAGCAGAATTGGCTGAGGCACGGGAAGCCAACCGCGTATTGAAGGAAAAGAATTATGATTTGCTTATGAAAACTCCGGGCGGTAATGTTCCGGATGAAAGCAACAATAAGCCGGACCCTGACGATCGTGCCGCGACGGTTACGTTCACAGATCTTTTCAACAAGTAAATAGAGAGGCACGGGCACAATGGGTGTAGACCTTACTCCACTGAGGGATGTTGACCATTTCGACATTCTGAACGCTATCCGCAACGAAGGTTCCAATGAGTACCAGCAGCGGATTCCAGAGGCCACCAAGGCCAGCATCCAGGACGTAGTGGAGAACCTCACTAAGTACCGTCCTCAGATGAACCAGTTCATTGACGCGTTCATCAACCAAATCGGCCTTGTTATTGCACAGTCCACGTCATGGAACAACCCGCTGGCCGAATTCAAAAAGCCCCTCCTGACCTACGGCGACACCATCGAAGAATACATGGTAGACCTTGTGGAGGCACGGACCTATAACCATGACCGCGATTACATGGAGAAGGACCTTTTCGGTCAGTACACGCCGCGTGTTAAGACCAACTTTCACAAGCTGAACCGGGAAAACTACTACCCGATCACCATCAAGGAATTCGCGCTGAAGCGCGCGATCCTCAATCCCGGCCAGCTGACTGGTTTGGCGGGGCAGATTCTTCAGTCGCCGCTGGAATCTGACCAGTGGGATGAATTCCTGGTTATGGTTAACCTGTTCAAGGAATACGAGCGGAACGGCGGTTTCTTCAAGATTCAGACGCCGGACCTTACGAACCTGGACTCCACCAGTACCGAAGCCCGCACTACCCTGAGGATTATCCGGGCGTTTGTGGAAACGCTGAAGTTCCGTTCCCGGAAGTACAACGCCGCCGCCATGTCCAGTAGTGCCCAGCCGGACGAGCTTATCCTGTTCTGCACCCCGGATTTCAAGGCCGCGCTTGATGTTGACGCGCTGGCTGGCGCGTTCAACCTGGACAAAACCGAAATCCCCAACCGCATTATCACCATCCCCAAGGAACATTTCGGGATTGACGGGGCACAGGCGATCCTTACCACCAAGGATTTCTTTGTCGTCGGTGATACGTTGTGGCAGACCACCAGCCAGCAGAACGCTGTGGGCCTGTACCACAACTATTTCCTCCACCACCACCAGATCGTTTCGGCCAGTACGTTTGTTCCGGCTGTGCTGTTCACCACCAACGCTGGAGACGTTATTGTGCCGTCCGTTACCCCTGTGACTGGTATTGAACCGGTCGCTGCTTACGATGCTGATGGAGCGTCCGTGACCACCGTGACCCGTGGTGAACTGTACAACCTGACCTCCCAGGCGATCACTGATGGCGCGAACGACGGTATCAAGTGGAGCGTGTCCGGTAACACGTCGCTCCGTACGTTCGTATCCCAGACCGGTGTGCTGCACGTGGCGGAAGATGAACCGTCCACCACCATCACGGTTACGGCTAACACCACCTGGATCGATCCGGCCAACCCCGACGGCGCTGGCTTCAAGGACTCCCTCGTCCTCACCATCGACGGCACACTCCCCGCCGTAGACGGAGCAGGCTTCCAGGACGCACTCGACCCAACCGCAACCGACAACGCCGCCGACTAGGCGACATAAGAAAAGCCCCCACCATCCGGTGGGGGCTTTTCTTATTCGGATACTTTCCTGTACCAGAAGCTGGGGTATGCTTTAGGGTCCGTTTTGCGTCGTTCGTCTGCACCGTCCACCCAGTTTTTGAGTGACTGCATTTCTTTGGCTTCCGCGTCCTGTCCTACTTTTGTGATGGACCACGCTACTTTTCCGTTTACGCGCCCTACGATTTTGTGTTCTTTGGTTGAGCGGATGGAAAGTTTGCGGCCCTTGTAGATTTCTGAAAGCATTTTGTCCTCCGGTTATTGTGGCTTGCTGTTATTACAATGGTAGCTTATTCCCTTATTGCGTGCAACCCTCAACACGTGCGCCCTGGAACTTGTTTCGTCGGCTAAACCGTGCTAATACCGTGTGTTGGAAACACGTGATACTCTTTAAATTAGAGGGTAAGACCAGCCGGGGAATTATCCTCTAGGTCATGTGGCGACCAAACAAGAAAACCCCCGATCCTCACAATGGATCGGGGGTTTTCTTGCATCTAGACAATTTCCACGCTGTCACCTTTGTCAGTGTGATCTTTCCGGTGCTTCTTCACCATTGATATAAGCGTCACAAAATCGATAGAAGCGCTGTACCACTCGCACGTGCATGTTGCAAAATGCCTTTCACCTAGCGTCCAAACCTCGATAGTGTGATCCATTATTTCTTCCCTTCAATGCTGGTGTGCATGACGATGGTTTGGAATCGGCAGTAGCGGATGGAATCGGCTACGTGCTGTGCTTCGGCGCGGGATGGGTATTCAAAGGAGAGCCGGTCACCGGTTTTGCCGTCATAAACGCAGTACATTTACTTTGCCCGCTTCGGCATGTAGAGGTCTACGCTGTATTCGTTGCGGTTGAGTCGGTTTTTCTGCATGTACCGCATTGCTTCCTGGTACGTCAGACTTTCGATAACTACGTTGCCGGTTGCAATTTCGGTGATCTGGTACATGTTCACGGTAGACTCTTTTCTAGATCGTGTGGCTAACTGTGCAACTTATAGAACTACAGTACCACGCAATAACAGAATAAGGCAATAAGGGAATAAGGGGTTATTGGTGAATCAGATAGTGCAGGTCCCGGACCATGTGTCACAGGCAGGGCTAAGTTTCAACTACGCGGCATGGACAGCCGGAACCGTCGTCACACTCTGCACGGTTCCGTGGAACAGTGATTACCGGGATGTGGTGAGGTTCGCCAATCAGGCGGGACTTGATTCCTATATTGACACCAATCCCGGCCCGCGTATCAAGTTGAACAACATGACCCTTGTGGTTCCCGGTCAGCAGATCAGGATTGATTTACCGTTGAATGCGGTGTACCCGTTCAACTATGTGCGGGTCCAAAACCCTGCCCAGCCCATCACCGGGGATGTTCCCAAGAGCTTTTACTATTTTTTGACCAACCCGGAATACGGCGCACCGAACACCACCCTTGTTAATGTCCAGTTGGATGTGTGGCAGACCTTCGGCTACGGCATTAGCTTCGGGAACTGCTATATCGAGCGCGGCCATATTGGTGTGGCGAATGAATCACAATTCTTTGACAACGGGCGGGAATACCTCACCATCCCGGAAGGTTTGGACGTGGGCGGCGAATACCGCATTATGCGTCAGTGGTTCCAGAACGTGGCCGATGCCCGCAGCGCAGACCCCGAAGTAGGGGAAGAAAACTATGATGTCATGGTCATTTCCTCGCTTGACCTGACAGCAGCGCCCGGAACCAAGGATGATCCCAACATTAAGACGGCCCATGGTTCGTATTGGGAGAACCTTCCCAACGGGGCTACGGTCTACATTTTCAACACGTTCCAGTTTGCCAAGTTCCTGGCAGAGTTCTCCGATAAGCCGTGGATTACCCAGGGGATCATGGGTATCAGTGTGGTGCCCGTGGGCGGCATCTACACCGATTCCGGGAATGTCGTGTCCATTGGCACCTGCCAGGCAACGATCCCGCCATCACGGTCAATGAACCGGCGGAAAACCCCGCTCGCCCCGAACTGGCGAGACACCCCCGATGTGTTGCCGGAACGGTATGCGCGGTTGAAAAAGTTCCTGACCTACCCCTACAGCGTTCTCGAGCTAACCAGTTACACTGGCACACCGTTGCTGATTAAGCCGGAGAACTGGCAGGACCCTGACGCTACCGTGATGGAGCTTCCCCACTTTGCACCGCCGAATCCGCGCCTTGCGTTTTACCCGTTCCGGTACAACGCCTACGGCGCATCCGTGGTCACGGACGATATGGGCGTAGTCAATGATGGCGGCGAGTTCCTGGACATGAGTACAGGGATTATGAACTTCCCCACCTTCTCCATTGTGAATGATGGCGGTATTGCCTACCTTGCGGCGAACGCAAACACCATTGCCTATCAGCACAATTCCGCCGATTGGGGCCAGCAGCGGGCACAGGCCGGAGCGGTCAACCAATACAATCAGGCCAGCAACAGCATCCGGACCAGCGGCGATGTGAATCAGATTGGTAACACGGCGTCGCAGCGGCAGACGCAGCAGGCCAACGAGACAATGGGAATGAATGCCCTGTCTGGTGCGGTGTTCGGTGCAATCAATGGTGGACCGGGGAAGGGCATCGGAGCACTCACCGGCGCGGCACAGCAGGGCATCAATTACGCGATCAACTCCAATCAAAACACCATGTCAAACGCAATCAGTGTGGGAGCGTCACAGGCAACCAACCGGGCACAGAACGCTAACGCGGGCTACGCGCGTGACACCAACCTGGACTATGCGACCTACGCGAATCAGGGCGACTACGAAAACGCGATTGCCGGGATTCAGGCCAAAATCCAGGACGCCGCACTCATTCAGCCCACCACGTCAGGGCAGGTTGGTGGGGATGCTTTCCTGTTGGCGGTCTATAAGTGGGGTTATGACTTGCGGTGGAAGATGCTGAACGGGGCTGCTATGCGCGCCGTGGGCGAGTACTGGCTCCGCTACGGGTACCAGGTCAATCAATTCATCGGTAATTTCCCCACCAATTTTATGGTCATGGAAAAATTCACGTACTGGAAACTCCGCGAAACCTACATTGTCGGGGCAGGATGCCCGGAACAATTCAAACAGGCTATTAGGGGCATCTTTGAAAAGGGTGTTACCGTATGGAGTAGCCCCGATTACATCGGAACCATTGACATAGCCGATAACGCGCCCCTGGAAGGAATCAACCTCTAAATGGGAAAAGATAAGCCGGACCTTATTTACACCAATTACCATCCTAAGCGCGTCACCACGGCTGGTAATTCTGTTGTTGCACAGCAGCGGCTTGTGGAACAGATGTATCAGCGCCATTTGACGGAACTCTGCGTGAACCGGTTCAAATGGGAGAACATGCCCGAGGAAATGATTGAGGATAACGCGTTGTGGTTCCTCGAAATGGAACTGTTCTCCACCGCGAACGCCCTGTTTTTCAAGCACCCCGATAACGGTAAGTTTATGGTGGGTAAAGCCGCCCAGGTGGGGAAACTGAACTGGTACGGTCAACCCACATCCTGGAACGTCATAGGCAACGGCCTACAGCAGAACTTCACGCTGACGGACGATGAATGCGTGCCGATTTGGGGGAACGCGCTCCGCACCCCTGACACGGATATTGTGTCCCTGTACGCCATGAAACTGGCGAACCTTGACCGGACTATCGAACTGAACGTCAAGAATCTCCGCTACTCCAAACTTGTTACCGTGTCTGAGGAACAACGCCTAACATGGGCGAATGTGATGCGGAAAATTGAACAGGGCGACCCGTTCATCATGGGCACCAGCGCCTTGGACATTGGAGCTGTGCAAGCCCTGGACGTGGGCGCACACCCCGAAGTACTGCCCAAGCTGTTGGAAACCAAGTCCAAAATGTGGAATGAATGCATGGGTTTGCTGGGACTCAATAATGCAAATCAGGACAAAAAAGAGCGCCTTGTTTCCGATGAAGTATCGGCCAATGATGAACAGGTTCAAGCATCCCGCAACCTCCATCTAAAGGCCCGGAAGCAGGCTGTCGAAAACATCAACCGAATGTTTAACCTCAACATCAACGTCAAATTTGATGACATGGTGGACACCACCATTCCCTCTACCGGCGAAGCGCCGGAGCTGGATAGCACGGCTCCCAAGATGAAAGTGGTATCGTAATGCACTGCCGGTATTGTGGGAAAGATATAACCCTGTTTAGAAATAGGGTATGGGTACATCCCAATGGATTTGCTTTGTGTGACATCCTGAATTCAAACTCATCCGATTGTGCGACGCCGGAGGATACCAATGCCTGAATACACATTGGAATTGCGCACAGTCATCGACCTGGAGGGGCGCGATAATATCGGGCTGAATGATTACCCGATCTTTGATGAACAGTACCGGGACGCGCTGAATAACAAGATTATTGAGCATTTCTGGAACCGGGAAATTGGCATGGAAAGTGTGTCGATGTTCCGTCAGCAGTTGCGGCGGAAAATGCATGAGATTATGCCGTACTGGAATCAGCATTACAAGGCAACGCAAATCCAGTTTGACCCGCTCAAAACCATGTCGATCAAGTCCGTGTCAGGGTCCACCGGGGAAACCAACACCACCGGGGAAGGGAACAGCGACACCACGTCCACGAGTAAGGCGCGGGCGGTAGGGTCCACCATGCCACAGGTCATGCTGTCCGGGAATGGTGATTACGCCGATTCCGCTAATGACAACGTGGGCGAAACCGAAGCGACCGGCACCACCAGCGAAACACAGTCCACCACGTCTAACGGTAATGTGGACACCGACACATCCGGTTATCAGGGGAGCGCGGCAATCCTGATAGCAGAATACCGGGCCACGTTCGTTAACACGGATATGGACGTTATCAACCAATTGGAACCCCTTTTCATGGGAATATGGGGCACGACAGATGATTACTTTGAAAGGGGTTTTACCGGTTATGGTTACTACGGCTTCCGGGGTTTTGCCTTTTAGGATTGGCCCGCTGAACAACATTCAGCCATTCACCTACAGGGACGGTACCAGCCACGTCGAACTGTTGGAAAAGCTCCGCGTCTACATCAACGACGTGTTGCGGGTCCAATACAACGAGGAACTTGACTCCATCGTCACGGACGTCAACACGCTCCTGGACGCACAGGACACTGATTTTACCGGGCGGTTCGATACGTTCGTAACACAGATTAACGCCCTGGTGGCGTCAATCAACAATAAAACCGGACCCGTGTCGATCCAGCGCGCAACCCTCACCGGCCCCTACACGATCACGATTGACCCTCTATGGCCAACGGACCATGTTGTCGAGTTTAGGCTGACACAGGATGCCGTGGGCGGGCGCACAGTAAGCAACGGTGCGGGTGTTGCTGGCTTTTTGACCGTGAACACCGCCCCCAACGGTGTGACCGATTTTGATTTGGTTCCTGTTGGCGACGGAACGTGGAATATCCGGCAGACAACACAGCAGATCAGTGATGCCATTGCGGGGAAGCTGGACACGGCTGTTGCGGCGGCGACGTATGCGGTCAAGGCTGACACGGACGCCGCAGCGGCATCCCTGGAAACGGACCCGCTCGGTAACAAGCTGTACAAGCTCGGGATCGTCCTGGATAAGGGCGCGCCCGGTTCGTTCGATAATGTGTCGGTGGAATCGCTCACCACGTTTATGGACCCTGAATCCGGGCGGCTTGCTGGCGTGTACACCGGGTACGGGGATACGGGCGGGATCATGCGCGCCGGGATCGGCCTCGCCTACTCTGACGACGGGATCACCTGGACCAAAAACGGGCAGTTGCTGGGCGGTACGGGCATGGTGGGGGACGCCGATAAGGGTGGCACCACCGGCCCATCCATTGTGTTGCACAACGGGATTTACCACCTGTTCTACATCGGCCTCAGTGAAACCGGGTATGAGGGTGGTTCACGGTCGGTAATGCTCGCCACATCGCCTAGCCTGAGGAATCCGGTGTGGACGCGGCGCGGGAAAATCCTCGACAAGGGTGGCAACGGTTGGCGCATGTACGACGTGTGGCACCCACAAGTGTTCCAGAACGGGGGCAAGTGGTATTGCTTCGTGAACGCCTCCGGCCTTGTGGCTGGCGTGAATCAGGAACGCATCGGGTACGCTACCGCCCCGGACATTACCGGCCCGTGGACCTTTGATGACCTCAACTCGCCCCTGTTATCGGGGGATGGGATTATCGGTGACCCGTGCGTCAACAAAGTCCCCGGTGGGTGGAGGATGGATTACTACTATGCCGCTGGCGGCACGGCATCGGATTGGTACACCACCACCACGGACACCGCCTTTCCCTTGGGTTGGCGTCAGCACGATCCCGCGCAGACGCAGTACCGCACCATTCAGCCCGGTGTTCCCACCAGCATCGATGAGCAGTACGCTCACAAGCCGTTCATCCAGCGGTACGCGGGGAAGGTGTTCCACTACTACACCGCAGTCAATTCGTTTGGGGATCGGCGTATCGCCGCAGCAGTGGACACGGGCGGGGTACCCCTGCCTGTGCGGGGTGGCTTGCGGGACACCGCAACCCCCATGAACATCGGAACCTTCTCCATGGTGAAGTCCGGTACCTCTGATTCGGACGCTCTCCCCGGCCCGAACTGGGGTTTGGGGATGTTGTCAGCGTGCCGCGTGTCCGCTAAGCCGGGGGATATGCTGGAACTCACTCTTGGGTATGTGGCCAACGACGAAACGGGGGACTGCCGCGCCGATGCCGTGATCCTGGTGAACGGGGTGGCGATCAACTACCTCTCCAAGAATGAGCACGGCTTCACACGTTGGGGGGCCATGGGCGGACGGTTCACGTCAGCCGGAGGCACCGCACACTACGAACTCACCGACGCCGATATCTCACATGACACCGTGGAAGTCGCGCCGGTGTTCCGGGTACAGTCCGGCACACGGCGAGTGTTCGGGACCACCGCCGATCCTATTGAGTTCACGGTTCGCAACCTAGGGTAAGATGGATACGTAATCGGCTGACGGTTCAACCGATTACAGCCCCCACAGCAATACCCCATCAGAAATGGTGGGGTATTGTTGTATCCATGGCACTCGACTATCGCACCATCAGATTTGTAGAAAAGGTGGGGAATAACGTTCACATTCATTATGTGGACGGTAAGACGGTTATTGCTGTGCCTAATGGTCAGAAAATGTGGCTTCCCAATGCCACCACAGAATCATACGACGGTTCCTACACCCCGTATGTTCCACCCCCGGAACCGGACCCGTCAGCACCACCCCCCACACCGTCCCCTGGTGATTGGGTACACCCGTTGCCCGGTTCCACCATGACGAGTGGCTTCGGTATGCGCGCCGGTGGCTGGCATTACGGCGCTGATTTCTCTGACACCACCGCCCCGGTAGGCTCCCCCGTGTACTCCGTTACAGACATGATTATCACGGTAGCTGTTGACGCTTACGAGGGTGGCAACGCCACAGCCGGAACCTACGTCAAGGGCCACACCCCGGACGGCGCATACACCTTCACCTACAACCACGGGGCAGACAACACCCTAGCCGTCAGTGTGGGGCAAACCGTGACGGCGGGGACGAAGCTGTTTATGGAGGGTGCCACCGGGAATGTGACCGGAACTCATTTGCACTTTGAAATCATTCTCGGTAATTGGCCTAACCCTTGGGCACCGCCCTACAATAATGGGGCGCAATTTGTTGACCCGCTACCCGTACTAAGAGATCATGGAGTAAACGTATGAGCGTCGCCACAACGCCAGAAATCCCGGCAAACCATAAAGCCCCAAAATCCTATTATAATTGGGACAAGATTTTTTCCTACAATTCCAAGTTTAACTTTATTGTGGGTATGCGTGGTGTGGGTAAAACCTACGGCGCTAAATACAAGGTTATCAATTGGGCTATCCGGTCATTCAAGAACCGTGAACCTATTGAGCAGTTCATTTACATGCGCCGCTATAAGGAAGAATTGCAGACTTCCGCCCGGACATTCTTCGCTGACATTGAGGATCGTTTCCCGGATTATGATTTCCGGCACAATGGAATGAACGCGGAAATGGCCCCGGTGAAAACCCGTGACGAGAAAAAACGCCAGTGGACAATTATCGGGTACTTTATTCCCCTGTCCAGGGCGCAGGCCATGAAATCAGTAGCATTCCCCCGCGTCAAAACCATCATCTTTGACGAGTTCATCATTGAAAAGGGAACCACACATTACCTGTCCAATGAGGCCGAAGCATTCCAGAACTTCTATTCCACCGTGGACCGGTGGAAAGATAAAACCCGTGTCCTGTTCCTGGCCAACTCCGTCAGCATCATGAACCCCTACTTTTTGGCCTACGATATCAAGCCGGACGAGGTAGGCGAGCTGTTCACGTTCGGGCCACCGGAAGTCCCAAATTTCGGGCTGTGCCATTTCATCGACGCTAAAGACTTCACCAGCGAAGTCTACGAAACCGACTTCGGTAAATTCATCAAGGCCACCGAATACGCCGACTACGCTATCGGCAACGAGTTCAAAGACAACGGCGACCTCCTGCTAGGACTAAAGGATAGTGACGCGAAATACACGTACACCATTGAAACCCCACGCGGCACATTCTCCGTGTGGTCATCATGGCAACATAACATGTACTACATCCAGGAACGCCGCCCCAAAATCGAATCAATCTTCACAATGGTTCCCGAGAAAATGGCGGAAAATAAAACCTACCTCCCCCACAACGACCGGCTTCTACAGGTATTGCGCACAGCATGGCGGAACAGTAGTGTAAAATTCGATAACAGCAAGACACGCAACGCATTCACCGAAATATTCAAACGCTAAACCTCATAGGACAACTGAATATGAATCCACTCAACTACCTAAAAGCCATAGCCGGTGCGCTAATCGGCGGCTTGGGCTCTGCCAAACTCGCCATGAGCGACAACGTGATTACCGGGCAAGAGTGGATTGACATTGCCCTTGTATCCGTAACAGCGTTTTGCAGTGTGTACGGACTCCCCAATGTGAACACCAGCGGTAAAAGGGTAGCCGAATGAAATTCATCGGCTACTTCAAAGAGCCTGCCTTTGTGAACGCACTTCAAACAGCCGGGTACTGTGTCGCCATAGCAGGCGGATTCCTCGCCGCGACAGGTGGACTCCCCCACATCGTCACAGGACAAATCGGCTCCGTCCTCGCAACCGTCATCGGATCATTCCTCATGGTAGGCGGCTTAGCTGGTGCCTATGCCGTCTACCGGGGCCAATGGGCACTGGAACAGGCTGTCATTTGGATTGTGGGAATCCAATATTTCGCCCTGTTCCTTGCCACCCTGACCTTTGCACTCGCCGGGAAATCGCAAACGTCAACGATTTGGCTTGTCGTCGTCCTCGAAGTCCTCGCCATTATCGACTGTGCCAAACGCTACCGCCGCATAGACTGGGCATACCTGGACCCCGCTAAATGAGCGTGCAAGAGGTAGTCGCATTCGTCGTCGCCATAGGCTCAATGCCAGCAATCCTCAAACTCATCGACTGGGCAAAAGCCACCAAATCAGGCCGCGCCCACGCCGAACGCGAACGCAACCGCAACGCCCTAGGCCGCCTCGTCGAAGCCGAAGACGAAGCCGAATTCCAAACCGAATGGCGCAGAATCATCAGCGAACACGCCTCCCACGTCCGACGCATAGCCATAGAATGGGGCGTACCAGAAAACAAACTCCCCCAATGGCCCAAACCACCAACACGAGCAAAGGCACAATAACATGGCATGGTCTAGGCGTGACAAAGACAAGAAAATGGACATAGCATCCGGAATGCGCCTCACAAAAGGCGTACTCGAAACCCTGCTACCTCACATCAAATCCGACGCCCTGGACAGTCGGTTCAACGCCAAAGCAAACGCCACATCACTCGCCGCGAAACTCGACAAAACCGAAGCCGCAACCACCTACGCCACTAAAACGGTGGAAACATCAAAGCTCGACAAAACCGAAGCAGCAACCACCTACGTAAAATTTGTGGACCAAAACGGCGCACCGCTAGTAGGCAAGCATGTAACCATCAAAGTCGATTCTACAACCGGCGAAATTCTCGACATAATATCGGAGACATAATCATGAGCTACATGAAAGACTCTAAAGGTAAGCGCCTTGATAGTATCGAAGTTGAAACGTTGCGCAATAGAACTATTGTGTTGCTTGGAGACTCCATTACGGAATCCAACGGCGGTTGGCCCGGCACAACAAATACCAGCTACAACAGCAACGGTTTTTTTAATTGGGGCCACGTTTTCCTAGGACACCCATTCCAAGTACTTAAAAACGCAGGTGTCGCAGGTGAAGAAACAACACAAATGCTTGCACGACTCAAAACCGACGTCCTAGACCTCAAACCAGGCTGGTGCCATGTTCTCGCGGGCACCAACGATGTAGGCCACGCGATCCCCAATGCCACCGCTAAAGCCAACCTTGCTTCGATCTATGACCAACTCACAGCAGCAGGCATCAAAATAATTGCCGGGACCCTTCCCCCGCGCAACACATACACGGGCACGATGCTGAACGACCTACACGACCTGAATCTGTGGATCAAAAACCAAGGCAGGATTCGCAAGAACTTTATCGTCGTGGACTATTACTCCGCTGTAGCAGGACCTAATGGTGGATGGGCTAATAACGGCGATGTTGGTCAGGTTCTCACCACCGACGGCACTCACCCCGGAAACGCGGGGGCTGGACGCATGGGTATGGCGCTATACAACACCTTGAAAGTGCTACTCCCACCCACTTCGCCGCCGTTTTCATCCGAACAGGACCCCATCAACATCCTTCCATACAGCCGGTTCACACAGGGAACCGTTGGATCAGGAACCCCCCCCACCGGGTGGAACCAATCAGGGTTAACAGGCGGTCCAATCGTATTCTCGCGCGTGGCACGGACTGACATTCCAGGGAACTGGATACAAATGGTTATGCCAGCCGGGAGTAAGGTCAACCTACAAAATCCCAATGCCCTACTCAGTTCGGGCAAATTCTCAATCGGTGACAATGTGGTTGGCACTATCGAATTCCAGCGATCAGGAATCGACACCGCTGCTGCTGCATCAACATCCGGTATCAGTCTCGCCGTTGTCGCCGTCACAGCCAACGTAGCCTCCCCCTCAGACCTCTACTGGGTTTCCGGCGCATATGACAACCAGACGTTCATCGACCATTCCGGCATCCTCCGAACTCCCACATTCACCGTACCAGCCAACACCACAGCATTGCTCCTTCAAGTAACACTGGGTGGTGGACAAACAGTCAAACTAGATCGGGCAGGTATCGTGAATCTCACACGATCGGGAGCGGTAGCATAACACCTTCCCCACTAAGCGCCCCATGATGCATTGTGCATGGTGGGGCGCTTTTGTGTAACATCCCGTACCACCGTTGCGTGCAGTGTGATGTTGTGCTATGAGC